ACGATCGATGCACCTGCACCGACCACCGCCGCGCCGGCTATGGCTACTGCGGGTGGGATAGGACACCTCCCATGCTTATGCTTTCACCTTCATGTCACGGCGGATTTCAAACCATTCGCACAAGGGGCCGCCTGGCTCGCGCGGCCTGATCCCGTCAGAGCGGAGACCGATCATCCTCGTGAACAGGCGAGCGGCTCGATCCTCGACGGGAATGCGGCCGAACACGACCAAAGCCCCAAGCTCTCCAAATGCAAAGCGGAGGCCAGCACGGGCGGCGTGAAGCGCTTCCCTGCCCCTCCCTCGGTCAAGAAACGCCATGTGCGCCTCCAGAACGGAAGAGGTGATCGGCTCAAGGAAAAAGAAGCCGTTTTTCGAGACGAGCGTATGCGTCCGCGCCATATAGTCGCGCACGTCCATTCCGGTGATGCCCGCGACGAACGGTGCATCCTCTGGCGTGGCAATGCGGATCAGCGTGTCTGACACTTGCGCTCCAGCTTGACTCGATTGCCTTGGCTGGAGCTGAAGGCGGCCCGGCTAGCCGCCACCGTGAAAACGGCGCGCAGTTCATATACCACGCACATTGGCGGGCGGCAATTACCGTATGATGTAAGTGAAGGTGAACCAGAAGCCCGTATTGGCAGTGCTGCTGACGCTCACGCGGAACAGCGCATCATCATTGGCCGTGCGCCCTTTTACGGCCCCCCCGACCGTGCCGAGATCATCTGCGAATGCCCCGCCCAAATCTCCCGAGTTGGTGAGATCGCTCGCGATTGGAAGGCTCATCAGCCATAGGGTATCTCCGGCAGCGGTGGGGTCGATGTCCACTCTCCCGGCAACCGTCACGACATTGCCCACCCTCATGTAGACACACTCGTAAGCCGTCGAGGCAGCGACGTTCGTAGAACCGGTCACGGTCGGCGTATAGGTGCTCGAAAGAACATTGGACGCCGTAATGGTGCTGCTGAAGGTCTGCGCCGAGCTCCATGTGTTTGCGCCGTCAAGCAATGGGACGGTGTTGCCACTGGTGCCAGTGTTCTTGGTTGCTGCGGTGCCTAGGGATGATCCGAGCGTTCCTGACGAAAAACCCAGATTCCCGCCGATGGTGACGGCGGTCCATGTGTCCGCTGCCGAACGGTAGTAAATCGTATTAGTGCCAGACAACGCTTCCAGAGCGGCCAAATCATTCGCCAAAGCGAGTGTTGGATTTCCTGAAACTCCGTCGCCATTGGAAACCGTGATCCCCGACGCCGGAGCTGTAAGGGTGCGGAAGGAATACGCCCCAGATCCCGTGCGAGCGATAATCCCATTCGAAGAAAAGCCGGAAATATTGTCGAGCAAGGTCCCCGACGCCGCGCCGCCACCAGTGCCGCCCCGAGCGACCGCAAGCGTTCCTGCCGTCAGGTCGCTCGCCGATCCACTGGTGGCAATCGCCGCAAGGCCGGACACGTCTGAAGCGGTGATGGCCAGTGCGGTCTTGGCTTGGGCGGCGGTTCCGTCAATCGGATCGCCGGTTCCAGCCCCGGCTGCGCGCATCTTGAACGTCGCCTGGACCATGTTGGCGAGCTTGGCATTGGTGATGCTGTCGTTGTCTACGGTCCAGACGGTGCCCGATCCGGAGATCGTGATGTCGCCCTTGTCGCCATCGCTGACCGTTGCTTCGGTCGCGTTGGCGTTGCGCTCGAATCCCGCAAGGAACCTGTACCATTCAGGCTGGATCAACCCGCGATTGTCGATCAGCGGCTTGTTGGGAGGGGGAATCACCGAATGTCTGCGTGGTAACCGATCACGCACCTTCTGACGCTATCGGGGAACTGGAACCTCAGCTGAAGCTGGCGAAACTCGACGTTCACCCGCCACACCGCCCTGACTGTGTAGTCGCCCTGCGAGCCCATCGACCGCCACATCTCATTCGACCATGAGCGGCCGCCGTTTTTGGAATAGGTGAGAATGGCCTGGGGATCAGTGACAGTCAGCGTCCCGACGCCGGTTTCCATGAAGGTTTCCAGCGAATAGAGCGTCTGCCGGTTCACCCCGTCGCCAACTGGTGGAAGCTCGACCGTGACCGGAATTGTGGTGCCGTTTTCGGTGTAGGTATCGAGGTCATATTCGTAGATCTTGCCGGTCTGGTTGTCGCCGACGAGCTGCTTGCCATAGGCATAGATGCTGCACCCGATCCGGTAATAATCCAGTCCGAAGCTCTCGCGCTCGGCCCACGCCGAAGTCGCGACATCATAGGCCCATGTTCCTACGTCCGTGTTCAGGACGTAGAATTTGTGGCCCTCCAGCGTGTAGGTGAAGGCCCTGAACCAACTCGCATCGGCCAGTGTCCGTTCAACTGCGTGCGTGGAAATTCTGAGCGGGGCATAGCCGTCCAGCCGATAGGCGATCCGGTCATCGCCCACGAACACCACGGCATTGTCGAGCTTGGCGATCGAATCCCGGTCGATGCAGCCGCGCTCGATAAAAGCGTTACCCTGCCGCTCGAAAGGAAAGTCAGCCGCGCCGGTATCAACCCAGATCTCTGTAGAGGGAACGCTTCCCGTCGATCCTCCGAACAGGACCAGTTCACGGTGATCGTTGATAACGCCGGTCAGATTGTCGGGAGAGCCTTCGACCGTAGCTACGTCCAGCGGATCATAGGTGAGGCCGTCATTCAGCCCCGAGATGATGAACTGGTCGGAATTGGCGATCAGCCAGACGAAATAGCCATCGATGCAGGTGACATCGGATACGATCGGGAGATTGATCGGATTCGACAGCACGCTCCCCGACAGAACATATCCTGTCGTTCCGCCATTGTGGATCGCGATTTCCAGCCCGTTGTCCGCCATCCGCACCGGATTTGACCCGGTGATCGTCCCGAGGTTGGTTGTGGCGGCCGCGGAATCAATTCCGTAGAGCGTGGTTCCGATGACCGCATAGAGTGTGGTTCCGAGCCGATGCATCCCGCGCACCGGAAGGTCCTGAACATTGGCGAAAATGATCGTTCCAGGGATCGCCTGGATTGAGAACAGTTCGGCCTTGTCGCCTTCGGATTGCTCGGCAAAGGCATTGATAAGCCGAGCGCCACCCCACGGACCCGAGCGGCCCTTTGAGGATTGCAGTGCCGGCTTCAGCGCCGCGTCCATCAGCCGAAGTCCGGTTCGGGCTGCATGTATATTGAAGCCGATTCCGTATCCCAATAATCAAGGATCTGTTTCGCCTCGATCGCCTTGCGTTCGATCTTGGCCGCCAGCCGCGGATCGTTGACCGGATATTCGGTCTCCAAATCATCGGAGAGCATCCAGATGACCGGATCAAGCCACTCCTGCGGCATGTCCAGGTCGTCGGTAGAGGCGTCCATGTCGTCGATGCGGCGAAGGTAGGTATATTCGAGGGTGTAATCCGAGGCCGCGTTGGTATCCGGTGCGGGCCAGACGTAGAGTACCCCGTTGTCCCTCTGGGAATCGAAGTAGAAGCTCACCGGGATTGAGGGTGATGCGGTCTTGTTTGGGAGGTCGAAATACTCCTGACGGCTCAGCTCATTGAGCGGAACATCATATCCGCTGGAATTGCGCCGCCTCACCGATGGAATGCGCATCGGGAACGGGCTGGACAGCGTGTAGCTTGCCTGACTGGCGACCAGGGCCAGAGACGCCTCACTGCGCAACGACAGGCGGTCGGACGTGCCGAGCTTGGACTTGAGGATCAGATTCAGGCTCGAAAGACCATCCTGGTACATGCGCGGAGAGACGGCCTCTCCCTCGGATGCCTTCCCGAGACGGTGGAACGCCTTCTCGATGATCTGGTTGGCGTTGAGGCTGAAATTGGTCGATCCGCTGACGCTCACAGGCCCTCTCCGTTCAGATGACCTTCGCCCATCATCGCGGAGCCATCAGCATTGATGATTGGCGTAAGACTGTCTTCCCAGACGATATTGAGGGCGAGGAATGTGTCGGTCGGCTCGGGGCGGGCGTGGTCGAGCGCGGGCTGCTCGGTTCTGGCGCGGAGGAAGTCCTGCGGGTTGCGCTTATCGACGAAGCGGCGATCAATGAACTCGCCGTCCCACTGCTTGACCAGATTACGATAGGGAACCTTGAACCCGGATGCCGGGTCGATGGCTTGTGGTTCTGGGCGTCGGCGCATCAGCCATCCACTCTTTCCCAACCATTGCGCTCGATGGCGGCCTTCAGCTTGGAATCGTTACGGGCTTCATCGAGCGTCATTTTCTTCAAGATTTCACCGGCAGGGGACAGGACCTCGTAATGATCCCCGTTCACCCTGCCGGTAATGCGCTGGCTCACTGAAGCTCCTTGGGGAGCGAAAAGCCGTTCGCCTTGAGGACTTCGACAATCGCATCGATGCGCTTGCCGTGATCGTCCTGCTTCGACTCTTCTTTCTTCTTCTCAGCCATGTCCTACTCCTTATGAATCCGCAGCCGGGATCAGGAAGCCCGACGCGCCGACCGCGCCGGTGACGCGGTTCTCGAAGGCGCCGAGGCCCACGGTCGTGGTGAACAGCTTGTCCGACGAGGTGGTCAGTGTCTGGACCTGGTTCCAGGTGACAAAACCGGTCGAGGTCGTTCCGCCGACATTGATCAGCGAACCGTTGGCCGTGGTGGTGTTCTTCCGGTAGCCGATGTTGCTGTCGGCAATGAAGTTGGTGAGGACGCCGGCCGTCACGGTGATCAGGATCGCCGCATCCACGGTCGTCACCATGTTGATCTTGTTGCGGGCGAGCGTGCAGGCGTCGATATCATTCGCCGTCAGCACGAATGAATTGACCGAAGTCGTGCCGAGGCTGTTCCACACGCTGTCCGTGATGGTGAGGCCGTCAACGGTGTTCGCTGCACCCGTCGACTTCACGATATTGAGGAAGTTGAGAACGCCAGACGTGTCGGCGAAGAAGCAGTTCTGGACCGTGAACCACTTGGCGGTCGTCAGCGTGAAGCACGCCGCGATCGACAGGAAGTTGCCGAAGAACTGGCAGTTGTAGAAGCTGATGTTGTCGGCAGAGACGTTGATCGTCGCGGTGTTCGCCGTGTCGATCGTGAACTTGGGCCGCTTGTTGCCGGCTCCGAGGCCGATGAT